CATACACGAACCAATCTTCTTGGCGCTGTCTTAAATTTTTAAATTGATTGTGCTCTGTTAAAAATTTAGCGACTAAACTTTCTTGCAGTCCATATGCTTCGAACTCCCAAGGTTGATCCCAATAGGACACGTCATCCTCATATGTTTCGCCTCTCCAAACAGTAATATATTTAGTTTTTCTTATCTTACCCTTCATTTCACCACTGGCCCATTGTTTAAGATGAACCATTTCATGTGCAAGTGCGGTAAACATATGAATCTTTTTTCTTGTTCTATGAATCTCTACTAAAAATTTTCTAGGTATCGGTAAATCATCTGCAATAGTACAATATGCACCCGCGGATAACTTATCACATATATGCACTTCCAGTGTTATATGTTTTATCATTTGCGGGGTTAGTAACTTATGTGCGAAGGAATCTGCCGCCATCCTTAGCATTTTTGTTAATTTTCGATCTTTTGCCCCTAGTATAGTAAGATTCATATTGCGCCTTTCGAATATGCTATCTTTTATTTATTTAGTATTTTTAAGGATTTCTTGCCATATCATATCATTTTTAAATTTTTCCGATACCTCAGATCCCTGAGTATCTTCGACATAACTAATTTTTTTACCCATTGGTATAATATCCTTAATACTTATAGCAATCGGGCTATCTAATTGCACTAATACTTCGGTTTCCGCATTTTGCAACCTAGTAGAAGACAACCTAGTACTTTTTAAAGATTTCATAATCTAATCTTTGAAAAATCGCGCTTGTTGGCTGTAAATATATCTTTATTTGCCTGCATGCTATCTCTAGACTGCGGTGGCTTATCATATTTAGGTAAAGATTGTCTTTGCGGATTTCCAGAATCTGAAATATTTTTCTGTGCAGATTCTTCGAGATCATATAACTTCATCTTTGCTCGATCAACACCAATTACAAATCTTTTATTTAGTGTAGGATCATTGTATCTATTCTTCAACTGCTTAACCATAAGTTGATTCATCTTTTCAAGATCTTCTGTAGAAATTAGCGCAAACATAAAATCAACCGTTGCAGGCAAACCAAATGATTCTGAAGTGTCCGTTAGCTCTACATCTGTATTTCCAAAACCAGTTCTTGTAGTTTGTGTTGCACTTAGAATAGGTACATTTTCCTCAACTGCTAGACCTCTAAGCTCTTCTGCGATCGATTTAACTAACGTATAGGAATTAACGCCTGCGCTTGCTTTTAATCTTGAACTTGCGCAAATATTCAGATAGTCGATAATAATAAGATCGGGTTTAAATTGCCGTTTTAGCTGTAGCTCATTTAATAAGGATTTAAAATGTCCAACGTGTGCACCTGTAGTAGGATATTCTTTAATAATCAAATTGCCCTGCGTTTTACCTTTGATCTTATCCATTCTATTATCAAATAAGGCTTTAGGTAATTCTTTTAATTGATCCATTGTAATGTTCATCAAATTCGCATCAACACGTTCCGCAATTCTTTCTTCTGCCATTTCTAGTGTAATATACAGAACATTTCTGCCTTGACTTAGGGCAGCTGCTGCTACGTGGCACATGAATAAACTTTTACCCACACCGGTTCCAGCTAAGACCACATTTAATGTTTTATTCGGCATTCCGCCGTTAGTGATCTTGTTAAAATATTCTAAATCAAAAGGTATACGAGATTCGACTTTATGATAAAACTCATATCGCTTATCCGCATTCAAAATATAGTCATGCCCTACATTATTATCAAAACATACACCTAGTGCATCTTGCAATAAAGAAGGGATTCCATCTTCAGATTTAGATTTGTCTCTGCCGTCTAAAATAGCAACCGAAGTTAAAATTGCATTATAAACTGCCTTATCCTTACAGAATTTTTCTGTTTCTTTATACAACCAGTCTTTGTTATGATCAGTTGCTTCTAATTGCTGAACATAATTAAAAACATCTGAATATTGATCCTCATTTAAATTTTTATCATTCTGTATCGAAATAACTAATGCATCTTTGGAAGGTAAAGAATTGTAATCATCAATGTACGCAGTAATTTTGTCGTAAATAATTTTATCATTTGTATCTAAAAAATAATCCCGCTTCAAAAACGGGATTACCTTCCTCATGTATTCATCATCATGTATTAAGTTTTGCAGTATTACTGTTTCGATTTTCGTGCTCATTCATAGCCTTTACTAAAATGTCTTGGATAATAAAAGATAGAGTATCATTGAATTCTTGACTTTCAGTAACTTCTTCTATAGGTAATAGAGAATAAATAATGTCATAGTCTACAGATACACTATCATCTTCTGTCATTTTAACATCATTTATCGCAAGAGCCAATTCATTAAATTTTCCCTCAAGAATTCTAACTCCCCAATATTCTTTATCCTCTTTTACTAATTGCCAAGGTTCATACTTCACTTGCATTTGTAAACTCCTCTTCTAAATCAACATCATCAAACGAGCTAGACATCAGATCGCCTGTAGCCATTTGATAACGATTTTCAATAAAGTCTCTAAAATCTTTGGAGGTCAATACCGGCATCCAAAATTCTTTTGTGTATGTATCTGCTTTGCGATATTTCTTTTCTTCACCTTTAAGAGAATACCAACCATTTGAGGGTTTAACTACAAATCCGCCCTCCAATGCCACATCCAAAAGACCAGACCACTTACTAATTCCACCTTCATATAGTACTTCTACTGGGATTTTAGATTTTTCTCGTACAAATCTAGATTTCTCAACATTGATGATAAAATTGTACCCTGTAATTTCAGTACCATCTTTCTCCTGCTGCCGCCCAATAATAAAGATATTATCCGCCGAATAATATATTCCTGTGCCACCGGAAACGATCTGCTTAGGATATAAACCAATCTCAGCATACGTATGATTTACAACCACCATAGGAATATCTTTAATAGTCAAATGCGGTGTAATCATTCGGAACAAAGATTTCATCTGTTTTGCTCGAGTCATATCCGCGACAGACTTTCCTTCCAACGCATCATCAACTTCTTTCTTAGAAGCAAGATTGCCAACTGAATCTACAACGATGATAATATGATCACCTCTTTCAAGATTGTTAATCTGAGACATGATATCAAACTTTAGCTGTTCAATGTCGGTAATTGGAGTATGTAGAACTCGGGAGGTGTCAATACCGAAAGAATCAAAGTAAGACTGAGGACTACCAAACTCAGAATCATAAAACAGTACAACAGCATCTTCATATTTGTCCAAGTAAGATTTTGCCAACAACAAAGAGAACGCAGTTTTAAAATGCTTAGATGGCCCTGCAAACACAGTTAATCCTGGAGTCAACCCGCCCTCTAAACTTCCCGAAAGGGCAACATTCACCATAGGAACAGATGTTTGGATCATATCCTTTTTACCAAAAAATTTGGATTTATTTAATACTTCAGTTTCTTTAATTGTAGAATTCTTTTTCAATTTTTCAAGTAACGACATATAAACTCCTTATAATACTACATTATATATTCTAAATTTGCGCTTGTCTATACTATCTGCACTAAAACAAAGAGCGCGGTTACCAAAGCCGTTTTTAATTTCATATCAGAAGAAACCTCATCCAACGATTCCATTCTTGCCATATCTTCGATCAACTCCACATATTCATCTTTCGAAATGGTTTTAGCATTATATTGCTCCTGTAATTCTAATGCAATTTTAGCCTTTTCTTCTGCCCAAGGCTGTCCGCATTTTGCAATTTCCTTTAAGTCCATTTAAAATCTCCCATGTATAGTTTCTGCTATCAATTTTGCTTGAGCCGACAATACTTTCTTTTTCAAGTTGCAATAAGTTTCACTACCTTCTTTTTCTTTACTTCGAGTATAAAAATCCCCCAAAGTTTCGGACATAGGATTTAACAATTTTAATACATCTTTGGTTTGTTTACTTTCGGAGTATAATATAAACCACTCGATCTTACTTTGTATTTTTTCAATTTGTGGTAAATGCGGTTGAGTACAATTTAAATGATTAATTTCTTGTCGTATATCTATGCTTATTTTACTTTGGTTATCGTCCCAGAAACTAGGAACTTTATCTTTAATCGATGTGCAACCAATTAAAGATATACTTAAAAATAGTGTAATAAGTGTTTTCATTTATTGTATTCCCGTCCATTCTGCCAAATTTGGTGCGATCGTTTCAACAGAATCATCTTTCAATTTTGGATGAAAATTTAACCCCGTTTTTTGTTCAACTGCTCTAACAGTTGTAGCATACTTAGGCAAATCTTTTACAGGCAAAGGAGCATTAGGGAAGTCAAATGCGATTGCTTTATTAGTTTTCGCATCAATAATTACCTTCCATAGTCCTGTTGGTACACCTACTTCACCTTTACCAATTTTAAGATATTCGGCAGAATATGTCGTTCCGCTAACTACATAAATGTCCTTTCCTTCTCTTACCCAAGTACGTACTGCGGTTTCCAATTGTTTCCAAATGCCTCTATTGTGATTTGGAACTTGCGGTACCATATTGCTAAGAAAGAAACTTTCGCTCATGTAAATATCATTTGCGTTGTTATCTGCTCCTGGGGATAAATGTCCTCTGTCATATGGTTGCCCCGCATAATCGGATAA